GTCAACACCGGCGTCGGTGGCTGGAGCCAACGGCCGCAACAGTCGGCGCAGACACAGCAACCCGCCGCGCCGCCGGCCGATGATCCGTGGGGCGCGCCGGCGTCCGACCAATCGTCATTTGGGGACTTCGGCAAACCGGATCAGGAACCGGAATTCTAAAGGAGGAAGCAATGAAAGCCAGCGAACAACAGGCGCTCATCCCGCAGGAAGCCACGCCAGACACATTCATCGACCTCATCGGCAAGACCCAGCAGGTCACCAAAGCCGCGGCCGTCGTGCTCAAGGCATGCCGCACCGTCATGGACACCAAAAAACAAGCAGGAGCACATCGACAAGTGGGGCGGCATCCACGCCATCACCGAAGCCGTGTACGACTGCGCGGACCTCGCGCAGCGCATTCTCGACGCGGGACTGGCCATGGAGAACATGTGCGCGAAGCCCGCCACGTCACGGCAGATGATCCTCATCGACGATTTGCGCCGCAGCCTCGACATGGACGACGGCGACGTGGAGGCGACCGTCGATCCGGACACCGGCGAAATCTGAACCACCGGAAGGAGAAGAAGAGATGTGGTTCATCATCGACGACCAGATGGCCGACGACAGGCGCATCCGCCGCCTGCCGCTCGCCACCGTGGGCCTGTGGGTCAAGCTGTGTGTCATCCACTCCAAAGGCGTTTCGATGCAGGCCAAGGATCCGGCCGCGTACCCAGGCCACTTCGACAAGCTCGATCTCAAGGACGCCGGCGGCACCATGAAACAGCTGCAGCAGCTCATCGACTCCGGGCTTATGGAGGAGCACGACGGCGGATGGCGTCCGGTCTACGCGGAAGGCATCTGCAGGGAGCCGCGAGTGTTGACCGAAGAGCAACGCGAGGCGCGCAGAAAGGCCGGAAGCAAGGGAGGACGCCGCAAGGCGGCCAACCAGAAAGCCAAGCAAACGTCTGGCGACTTGCCGGAAAACAGCCAAGCAAACGGAGAGCAAAACAGTAGCGAGACAGGTAGCAAACCGTCTAGCAAGTTGCTAGAGGACAGTCAAGCAAAAACATGGCATAAAACCGATACCGATACCGATATACCCTCTCCGACCCCTCCCGCCGGCACCGCGAAGCAAACCGCCAGCGAAGCGCCGGACGCCTTCGCCGCCATCGCCGAAACCTACCCCGGCACCATCGGCGCGAAAGGCCGCAAGGCCGAACGCGAAGCGCGGGACCTCGTCGAGACGATCACCGAGAACCCGGTCCAGCTCGCCCGACTCCAATCCGCCGTCCGACGCTACCGACGAGCCGTCAACGACGGCCACGTGCCACAACGGCAGGTCCCACGACTCGCCACATGGCTCCGCGACCAATGGGAGACATGGGCGCCGGAACCCATCACACCCACGCGCCAGCACAAGCACACCTGGAACTGCGAACACGTCCACCAGCTCATGGATCCACATGAGGACGAATACGACCACAGCGGCAGCCTCAGGGAAGGCAACCCTTCCAAGTGGTATCTCGCGTGCCAGGCATGCGCAGATGAACTCAACCAAGAAACCAGCAAGGAGAAGCAATGAGCAACTACCAAAGCAACGAAATCAAGCTCATCAACACCAGCCTCATCGACCCCCACCCGGACAATCCACGAAAGCAGATCGGCGACGTGACCGACCTCGCGGCCAGCATCAAAGCCAACGGCCTGCTCTCGCCGCTCTCCGTCGTACCCAACGGCGAGCGCTATCGTGTCATCGCCGGCCATCGTCGTCTCGCCGCATGCAAGCAGGCCGGCACCGGAGCCGTGCCGTGTTTCGTGCTTGACTTAGACCCGTTGCAGCAGTTGGAGGCCATGGTCACCGAAAACTGCCAGCGCGAACAGCTCACCGTCCTCGAGGAGGCCGACGCCATCCAGGGCATGCTCGACCTCGGAGCCACCACCGCCGCCGTCGCGCACAGGCTCGGCCGAAGCGCCGACTATGTGCGTGACAGAGCGAAAGCGGCGAGCATCAAGGCGGACGTCAGGAAGACACGCGACGACTTCGACCAGCTCACCATCGGCCAACTCATGGCCATCGCACGATACGACGGCCAGCCGGACCGTCAGGAACGCCTCGCGCACGCCGCGGGGACCTCGAACTTCGACTACATCCTCCACAACATCGAAGTGGAAGATCGCCGGAGCCAGTGGTTCGCCGATGTCTCCGCGCTCCTCGCCACCGGCACCACCGGTCTCAACGTCATCGAGGATCCCGGAGAGACCTTCTCGGATTCCGAATGGCATTACTCCGGTGCCATCTTTCCCGCCGCGGGCACTCCGGAAGAAACCATCGAAGAGCTCCGCAAGCAGAATCCAGACGCGGTCTCCGTCCATGAAGCGACGCAGACGATATACCTCTGGGATCGTCGTGATGCGGCCGCCGAAGCCGAAAAGGAAGCCCAGCGAGCCGCCGAACAGGCCGAACGCGACGCCCGACAGCACGTGCTCGAGGAATACGCCGCCACGACGGCTGACAAGCGCATGGCATGGCTCCACGGCCATCTCCATGCCATCAAGCGCGCCAAGCTCATCGAGACCACGGCAAGGCTCGGACTCCTGCAGACAATTGACCCGGACCCGACCGGCTTCACCAAAGACCTACACACCTGGAACGACGCCGCATGCGCCCGGGAACAGTTCGCCGCCATCGCCGGCATCAAACCGGAACAGGCGCTCGCGGAACTCCATACGCACCTCGACTCACCGGACTGGCCGACATACGCGGTCATGATCCTCACCGCCAGAATCGAATGGTTCATCAGCCCAAATGACTGGGACTGGAGTGGCGACGACAACGTCAGCCGCCGCATCCCCGGCTATTACCTGATCCTCCAAGACCTCGGCTATGAGCCATCCGACGACGAGACCGAACACCTCGACCAGCTTGTTGCCGCCATCACGGAAGAAGACGAGGAGGAAGACGAATGACCAAGGAACAGATCAACAGACTCGCCCAACTCATCACCGACACCGCGGAAACCGCGGCGAACATCGAACTCCAGGCGCTCGCCGGCGGCAAGGCCGATAACGGCATCGCCGCGATGGTCTCCGGACTAAGAACGAACTGCACTTCATGTCTGGTGCTGGTCAACGGCTTGATGCAGGAAGGAGCGCGTTGTGAGTGAGTTCGAGGACTCGAAGCGCATCGCTTTGGAACGCCAGGGCTGGCATTGCCTGCGCTGCGGGGCGAACATCCACGATCCGTCACGATGGCCCGGACGAAGCGGCCATCACCGTCAACTGCGTCGCGCGGCGAATCCGGATGTGCGGCATAGTCCCGTCAACATCATCGAGCTGTGCGGCTCGGGGACGACCGGCTGCCATGGGTGGGTCCACCAGCATGTGGCTGAGGCCGAACGGCTTGGACTGATCGTCCCGCTCGGCATAGATCCTCTCTCCACCCCAGTGCGCGACTGGCAGGGGAGATGGCTCTGGCTCAACCAGGACGGCACGGCCACGCCATTGACCATGCGCGAAACATTGACAATTCAAACGGAAGGAATGACAAATGCACGAGAATAACGGCAAACCGGAGGCGCTGCTGTGGATCGACTTTGAGACCACAGGCGTGGACAGGCGCAAAAGCCTGCCATTGGAGATCGGTATGGAATGTACCGACATGCTGGGCGAACAAAAGTTCGGATCATTGTCCCGCATCATCCGCCCGGACAGACTCGACCTCCTGTCCATGAGCCCCGTCGCCTTCTCCATGCACACCGACAACGGCCTGCTGTTCGAACTCATGGGAGGCTCCGTGCGCAATGACAGCATGGTCGTCGTGGCCAACGCCGTGGAGGAATTCCTTGACTCGCTCTCCCAGCGCTTCTCCCTCGTCCCCGCGGGGACCAACGTGGACTTCGACCTTGACTTCCTCCGCCGACTCAACCTCAACCCTGACGCGTGGCTCACCTACCGCAAATACGACATGGCCACCATCCGCCGACTCGTCACCGTGCTCGGCGCCCCGGATCCATACCAGGGCGACAGCGGCCCGCACCGGGTGAAATCCTGCATCGCACGCGACATCAAAGACTACAAGGCCATGCTCGAGACACTCGCCGTCAAGACGGGAGACCACAAGTGAGAAAGACCATCAGCCACCTCGCCGACCGGCTCGGAGACGCCATGGCCACGCTGTTCACCCTCCTCGCGCTGCTGCTCATCCCGCACGCCGTCATCAGGGCGATCATCGGACAGGCGCTCCACCAGTGGACACCAATCACGTGGCTCGCCATCCACACCGCACTGACCATCGCGGCGCTCGCCACCAGCCTCGCCAGCTACGCGATCGCCGCACTGCTCGCACCGCCAAGACCGGAGACCTACCAATGACCGAAGACCAGCAAGACCAGCTCGTCATCAGCCTCGACACGCAATACGCCGTCGCGCACGCCATCTACAACCGATTCCACGCCAACGGCCACCGCAAACACCTCACGTGGGAAAACCTCGACGACGACGGCCGCGAACCATGGCGCCTGATAGCCAAGGACGCGATCACCGAGATGCTGGCCAGCCCGGAGATCGGAGGAACGGCATGAGCCACACCGCGATAATCCTCCTGGCGCTCGCCTTCCTGATCGGCTGGATGGGTGGCCGGGAATGAGCATCATCGTCCCATTGCACAAGTGGCGGTCGGCCGACCCGGCCATCCTGATCGGCCGCCGCTGCATCGCCCGCACCGACCAGGACGTCGTCATCGACGGCCGGCTCGAACTCATCCGCCGGCCGGACGGCACCGCCACCCTCCGCTTCCAAGGCATCGGAAACGACATCATCGACCATGATCCGAACACATGTTCCAACAGCATGAGCGACGGCATAAGAAGCCTCGCCATCTACGGAAAGGAATGAAATGCACACCGTCAGAATCGCCACCAACCCACGCAAATGGCGCAGACCCGCACCCTGCCCGGCATGCCGCCAGTCACAGCCGCTCATCCTGACCCTCGGCGCCATCTACAAACTCCGCACACGCAAACCGGTCAACACTATCTACGGCTGCATCTGCCCCAACTGCCGGCACAAATGCATCCTCCACGTCGACGGCAGAAGCCTCAACAAAGCCATCCGCCTCTGGAACCACCACGCCAGCCACCATCAAAGGAACGAACAATGAGAAACACCATCTGCGCCGCCCTCACCACCATCACCCTCGCCCTCTGCACGGCGCTCGCCGGATGCGGCGGCATGGCCAAAGCATCCACGCCGGCGCATGCGGTCAAACCCATCGACTCGCAATGCACCGACGGAGGCACCACCCACGGCTTCTACGAATGCGTCATCACATTGCAGGACACGCGAAAAGTGGACTGTGTCGTCTACGCATTGGAGAAGCAAGGCGGCATGTCCTGCGACTGGGATCACGTGAGCGGCGCGGACAAGGAGCCGGACCGATGAGCTACCGGGAAATCTATGAGCGGTACGTCATCTGCGACAAGTGCCATACAAGCCTTTCCGTCGATGACGCGACCGACGAGGACGCCGACAACGAGGCCGCCGACCGCGGCTGGCAATGTGACGGGCTCCAAGGCAGGCACTACTGCCCGCTCCACTGGCACGTCGAATGCCATGACTGCGACGTCACCGACGTTGGCTCACCGGACGAGCTGGAAGCCGCGGGATGGCACATCGACCGAGATTATCCATGCGACAGCCTCTGTCCGAACCACCGCCATCTCGCATGCCGCGAATGCCGCAAGTGGGATGTCGGACCTCTGCACCGGCTCGAATACGAGGGATGGCAGGTAAATGCAGACGATTTCAAGAAGAGCCTCTGCCCGGAATGCGTAAAAAACAAGAAGGAAACGAAATGAAAGTGAAGAAAATCCTCATGGACATGATCGTCAAATGGCATCAGGCCGGATACAGCCTCGATGAGATCTCGCCACTGGTTCCTCAAGTCCCCAAAGAGGAAATCAAAGCGATAATCCAACAACACTACGAATAACAAGAAACCCGACCTTCCGGCCGGGCTCTGGCATTACCACAAACCAGACTACCACGCCGGAGGGAATCGAACAAATGTACGAACCAACCAACGAATCCCAACCAACCACCACCAACACCACAACAAACACCAGCCAAACAACACCAGCGCTCGCCGGTGTGTGCCTCGTCTGCGGCGGAGGATGCGCTGTCGGCGACACCATGTGCGCGAGATGCGATGGGCTGATGCGCGGCTGGCTGCGGGAATATCCATCATGGTTGGATTCGCTGCATGAGTTCCTGGACTCGACCGCGCATTACGGAGGCCGCCAGCCTGGACGCGTCAACCTTCCAGCCGCGCCGACGCCAATCCGATTGCCGGTGCTCGACCACATGCAGGACATCGAGGATGCCGCGATCGCACTCTGGCGCCGGTTGTATGCTCCGCCTGCCATGCCTTGGGCTACCTGTGGCGTGCATCCGCCGCTGGTGGACATGCTGCGTGTCTGCGCCGGCAGTCCTCGACTGCGCCGCATGCCTGATATCGCCGACTTCTACCATGAGTGGGAGTCGATGGTTCGAAAGACGCTGGACATCATCGACGTGCCGCCTGCGAAACATGGCATCGGAAGATGCCCGAACCCGCTGTGCGGAGTCGAATTGACAGCGGCGGTCGGCGCGGTAAGCGTTGCATGTCCCGTGTGTGGCAACACTTACCTTGTGGCGGATGTGCGGTTGGGGTTTCTGAGGGAATGCGTTCAGTCGGGACGCGCGTTCACGGCGGGGGAGTGCGCGGAGCTGCTGCGCGAATGCGGATTCCAGTGCAATGCGAACACGATTCGCTCATGGCGCAAGCGCGGCAGGCTCCAGCCGGTTGGTGAAAACGTGAAGGGGCAGCCGTTGTACAGGCTTTCCGATGTGCATGGACAGGTCGTGCGACGCGACTCGATTTGACAAAATCGAAAGTGCAACGCACAATTGTCAGTGGATTAGAGGGTTCAAACCGAAGACATGCGGTTTGAACCCTTTTCATATCCACCTTGGATTCTCCTAACTCCTTGGGTTGCGTAACACCGTCCTGTCCGAACGGCATATCGGACACGCTCCGCCCACTTCCGTCAGAGTGGACATACCCCAATGTGGCAGGCAAGCCAATCCCGTGCTTCCGTGATGCGGTGATGCTCAAATCCGCCTGCCGGTATGCCTTCGTAGGAATCAGTGGTAGATCGTACCGGCCGCGAGTCTTTATTGGATTCTCTTCCTTGTGGCCGCGTGTGGACGCGGGTTCGAATCCCGCCGAAGGCACCCATGAAACAAACCTGGGGTAGGGGTATTCGCAGATGATGGGGAGCCCCTACAAGACACGGGAGTGTCCATATACGGGAGCCCCTATACCGGCATTCCAGCAAGCCAACGGCGAAGATGATCATTGATGCATCCATGACACCCCGGGGCTCATACATGTGGGGAGGCCACATGAGCAAGCGGCGTAACGAGCGTGTCAGCAACGGCTGGCGGCGCAGACAGCTCAGGGCAAGAGTGCTGGCCGCATACGACGTGTGTGCCATCTGTGGCAAGCCAGTCGACAAGACATTGAAGACACCACATCCGATGAGCGCCGAAGTCGACGAGCTCGTACCGGTCTCACGTGGCGGTGATCCATACAGCTTCACTAACTGCAGGCTCACGCACCGCAGATGCAACAGGTTCAAGAGCGACAAGACAGACGAACACGCACGAGCGCTGCTGGCTGGCAGACAGGAAGTGAAAGCAAGCTCGATGCCGTTCAAAACGTTCGGCATCTGACTCCGATACCAGGGCGGGGACCCCGGGTATGCCCCCTCCCGGTCGCCTCGGGTGCAGTGCCGATTTCTCTCCGCGGATTCAAACGTCGGAAACAGGGGAAACAACGAAAGGTCGGAAAGCGAGGATTACGCCGATGAAGTGCGAACTCTGCGGCAAGGAATTCCAGCCTTCCGGCCACGGGCGGCCTCAGAAGTACTGTTCCAAGTCCTGCCGCCAGAAAGCCGATTATCGTCGGAAAAAGAACAGGCCCGCACAGGACCGGAACAGTAAGCCGCCCGTCAAAGCCGTGGAAACGAAACAGAAGCCGGAGCAGGATCTCGACCAGCGGAGCTTCGAACGGATGATGGACGGCAGCATGCTGGACATACTGCGAGACAACCGTGACCTGCTGCTCAAGGCCATGGCCGATCCCACGACGCCGGCGAACGCGCTGCCCGCGATCAGCCGCCAGCTCATCGCCGTATGCGACCGCATCGAATCGCTCCAGGTCGGTGGCCTGACCGACCTGCTGGACGATGAGGAAGACGAGGTGACGGACGATGTCGGAGCGTCGATTGTCTGAAATCGCCAAGGTCCTCCGCCAGCCGGAAGGCATCGTCGGCAGCGAGTTCACGCGAATCAACAAAGCCGCGCGCAAGGCCGGCATCCGTTTCGACTTGTGGCAGCAGGGCTTCTTGTGGCTTCTGTTCGCCAAGAACGCGGAAGGCAAGTATGCGTGTGGCGCGGACGGCGCCGTGCTGTCCAGCTGCAGGCAGATCGGCAAGACCTTCACCGTCGGCACCGCGTTGTTCCTCAAGGCGATACTCACACCGAACCTGAAAGCCATCTGGACCGCCCACCATACGCGCACCAGCGACGAGACATTCGCGGACATGTGCGAGATGGAGCACAATCCAGTGCTCGGCCGGTACGTGGAACGCATTCGCAGAGCAAACGGCCAACAGGAGATCACGTTCACGTCCGGCAGCCGCATCATGTTCGGCGCCCGCGAAAACGGTTTCGGCCGAGGATTGCACAGCGTGGACGTGGCCGTGTTCGACGAAGCGCAGATCCTCACAGTGCGCGCGATGGACAACATGATTCCGGTTTTGAACACGAGTCCTAACCCCCTGGTCGTGTATATGGGCAATCCACCCAAGCCGGGAGACCAGTGCGATGCGTTCACGGAGAAACGCATGCACGCGCTGAACCATGACGGAAACCTCCTCTACGTGGAGCTCGCCGCCGACAAGGACGCGGATCCGGACGACCGCGAACAGTGGGCTAAAGCGAATCCCAGCTATCCGAAACGTACAAGCGAACAGGCAATCATGCGCATGCGCAACAACCTGTCGGACGATTCATTCCGTCGTGAGGCGCTTGGCATATGGGACGAGACCGCCACCGCATACGCCATCAGTCCCGACCTGTGGAAGGCCGCGGCCGTCGACGACGTGCCCGAGGGCGGCACGGTGAGCTTCGGCATCGACATGCCTCCGGACAGGAGCGTGCTGACCATCGGAGCGGCGCTACGATACGCGGACGGTTCGGCCATCGTCCAGATGGCGAACATCAAGGACGCGCGGCAGGCGGGAACCATGTGGGCCGTGGACTGGCTCGCCGAACATTGGCCGAAGACCGCCAGCGTGGTCATCGACGCGCAGTCGCCCGCCATGAGCCTGCTGCCGGAACTGAAGAAAGCACATGTGAAGGTCACGGTCACGAACATGCAGGAGATGGGCCGAGCATGCGGCCGGTTCCTCGACATGCTCAAAGCCGGAACGCTCAAGCACCCGCGGGACGAATACCAGCCGCAGCTGGCCGCGGCCGTCAAGGGTGCGACCACGCGTCCATTGGGACAGTCCGGCGCGATCGCTTGGAACAAACTCGGCAGTGATGTCGACATCACGCCGCTCGTGTCCACCACGCTCGCCCTGTACGGGGCGTTCACGACGCTCCGACATCCCGGAAGACGACAGATCATCGGAGGAATCTAAATGAGCGACATCCAGACAACGGCAGCGCCGGACGGGTGGAAACCTACGGGAGGAGCCGGAACGGTGCCGAAACTCGTCGTGCCGACGCACATCGACGGACTCTCCGGTGAGGAGAACGCGCTGCTGCGCGAACTCGCCGAGGTATGGACGCGCCACGCGAGCCGCAACCGAACACTCACCGCCTACTACGAAGCCAAGGAGCCACTGGTTGATTTTGGACTGACTGTGCCGAAGTCCATCAAGGATCATTACACGCCGCTTGGGTGGGCACGCAAGGCTGTGGATATGCTCGCTGAGCTTTGCGTGTTCGAGGGATTCGTCTCGCCGGGCGTGGACGACCCGTTCGAACTGCAGGACTTCATGAGCCGCATCGGATTCACTAGCGTTCTGCAGCAGGCCATCCAGACTGCGCTCATTCACGGCTGTTCGTTCCTCAGCGTCGTCCGGGACTTCGAAGGAAGACCGCTCATCCGCACGCATACCGCGGAAAGCTCGGCCGCCGTCTGGGATTACCCTAACCGGCGGGTCAGGGCGTGCATGGCCATCACCGACGTTGACGACAACAACGAGGCCACCGGACTCGTGCTCTACATGCCCGACCGCAACATCAGCGTGCAGCGCCGTCTCGGCTACTGGTGGCGCGTGGACGATGAGCAACCCACCATCGACAACGAGTGCAGCGTGTTCCGCCTCGCCTACAAGGCTACCGAGGTCAAACCGTTCGGACGCTCCCGCATCAGCCGGGACGCTATGGCCATCATCGACGGCGCGAACCGCACCATCGTGCGCGCCGAAGCGAATGCCGAATTCTACGCGTTCCCAAAAATCCTGCTGACAGGCACTTCCGAAGAACTCGCCTCGTTGGGCACGGACGACGCGTTAAAGCTTTATATGGGTCGCTACAACATGATCAGCAAGGACATCGACGGGCAGTCCCCGACCGTGACGCAACTGGCCGCGTCGAGTATGGACCCGCATCTGACGATGCTGAAAAGTTGGGCGGCGATGTTCGCCAGTGCGATGAACATTCCAGCCAGCTCGCTAGGCATCGTGTCCGACGCGAACCCGACGTCCGCCGACGCGACCGAGGCACAACGTGAGGACCTGATTATCGAGGCGCGCCATTGCGACCGGGATTTCGGTGAATCGATCCTGCAGGCAGCCCGTCTTGTGGCACGGATGCAGGATCCATCCGTGCCCGACGAGGAGCTGATGAAACTGCAGGTCGACTGGAAGAACCCGAACACGCCGTCGAGCTCCATGAGCGCCGACGCATTCAGCAAGCTCGCTGGAAGCATCGACTCGTTCGCCAACAGCGAGGTCGGCATGACACGCGCCGGATTGAGCCGAAGCGAGATCGTCCGGCTGAAGGCCGACCAGCGCAAGGCCCAGGCCGGTCAGGTACTCGATCAGATTCGAGGCATGCGCCAACAGACGGAGCAGCAGACCGATACGGCGGCGAGGGAAGGCGGTATGAATGAGCCCGAACAGTCTGAACCTGCCGCCGGAACGACGCAGAAGGCTTGAACTCGACCTCAATGATTTGTACGAGGATTACACGGACACCATGAGCCGCCTGCAGAAGGAGGCCGGCAACAGTGTCTCGGGCCTCGTCTGGGACGGTGAAAGCCAGGAGCTCATCAAAGCGGAGATCAACCGGTATGCCGACGCCGCCAGCAGGCTCGCATCCGACTACTACGGCCACGTACGCGACCTGTGGGCGCAGTACGGCGGAATCGATATGCCGGAATACGAGCCGCCTTCCATCACCGCCGACCGCGCGGTCTGGCAGATGGAAGGCGGTTTCAACAACACTGACTTCATGGGATTGCACTACAAGGATGTCATTCCAGATGAAAACGGAGCCGTTCACAACAACGCCGGAAGAACCATCGACGACCTGTGGCCCACGTTCGCTGACGAGGAGCAGGCGCTGGAATACGTGCAGAATCTGATTCAGACCGTCGGGCGGCTGACCATGCAGAGGGCTGTGGCCAACGATCCCACCAAGCCTCGCTGGGCGCGTGTGCCGCGAGGGGCTAAGACATGCGCGTTCTGCCTTATGCTCGCCTCGCGTGGCTTCGCCTACCTGAGCGAGGACACCGCCGGACGGCAGATGCAATACCATACGGACTGTGACTGCGACATCGTGCCAAGCTGGGGCAGCAGCAAACTCAAAGGATACGATCCGGACAAGTATCGTGAAATGTACCAGGCAGCCAAGGCTGCGGCCGGCGATGACGGCGACTGGCGTGACACGCTAGCCCAATTGAGACGCATCTATCACGATGAGGTCAATGATGGTGTGACTGCCCAACCGACGATTCGATGGAGCGGCAAATCGATTCCAATCAGCGCTTCCGAACTATCGAGATTGTCGGATTATAGCGTCAGGATGCCTGGAGATAGATTCTCCAACGACGAGAAGATCGCGGCTTTGATGGATTGGACCGGAGACAGCTACAAAAGTATCAACGGCTACCTGTTCGGCGGACGAAACCCGTCGAAAGACGTCATCCATCAGGTCGAATGCATCGACGAAGCGATATCCGACCATATCATCCGAGAACGTTTCACGGTCGACAGGCAGATGCGGTTGTCGACGTTCCACGTCAACGACATGGAGTCGCTTTTCGATTTGAATACCGGTCGCACCTTCGAACACATCGGCTACATGGCCACCAGCATCAAGGAGGGAGGTATTGACGTTGATGGGGAAGACCGCATCGCCACAAGAATCCTGGTACCGCCGGGAAGCGCCGGCGTGTATGTGGAGCCGATCACTCAGCATCCGGGAGAATACGAAATTCTTCTGCCGAGAGGAAGGGCTCTTCGTTTCGAAGGGCTTGGAGCATCCGACGGCAGACCGATCGTTTATCTGAGACTGCTATGATTGAGCCTATGGATCGTTCCGACCGTTTCACGTTTATGCCCGGTGATTTGAAGGAAGTCACCGATGAGCGCCATCTTGCGGAAATCAAACGCAAGTATGGCGATATCTCCATGCCACAGGACGAATATGAATGGGTCAGGAACGAAGGAAAGAAGCGCTGGTCCGTCGGCGACTATGTGTCGACCGACGAGCTGCGGTCCGAATACGCGCGAAGAAAAGCGCTGGGAAATCTCTGAATCCCAGAAAGCCATCACGTCGAAACGTGATGGCTTTTCTTTTACCTTTCACACCCCAGCGATGGGGCGGGGCGCAGCCATGCGCGAAACCAACAAGAATGGCCGTCAACTCGCCGGCGTCAGGCGTGGAAACCAAGAACAAGCAAAGGAGCCACCAACCATGGCAGAAGAAAACCAGACCGGCGCGGACGGCCAACAGGAGCCGGAACAGCACTCTCCGGCCCCAAAGGACGTGAACAACGCGAAGCTGAGGACCTTCACCCAGGAGGAAGTCGACCGCATAATCAACGAGCGTCTCGGCAGGGAACGCGGCAGGAAAAGCGACTACGAGGAGCTCAAGGAGAAGGCCGGACAGACTGCCGACCTCGAATCGAAACTCTCCAAGGCGCTCGAGGAGAACGAGAAGCTCAAAAGCGAAGCCAAACAGGCCGAACACGAGAAGGAGCTCTCCACGATACGCGCCAACGTCGCGGCCAAACACGGCATCACCGACCCGAGCGTCCTCGCGGGCGACGACGAGAAGCAGATTGGCGAATACGCCGAGAAACTCATGAAGGTGTTCGCCGACATGCGTTCCCGCGGCACGGTTGCGGACCAGAGCGCCCGCACCGGACAGGCCAAGGCTAAACATTCCAGCCGCGAGGACTTCGTCAACGCCATGAGCAACACGCTCCTGTGAGCCAACCAGCAAACAACATTCATTTGAAAGGACAAACCATGACAGATCCGTCCATGACCCGAAAAAGCAACGGTCTAAACCTCACCCCTGAAACCCAGGCGGAGATCTTGCAGACCGCAAAATACAAGAGTGCGTTCATGCAGCTCGTGCCGGAGATGAAACTGCCCGGCAACGGTGCTCGCGTGCCGATCATCATCGGCGACCCGGAGGCCGCATGGGTCAATGAGGGTGCGGAGAAGCCGAAGAGCGGCGTCACCTTCGGCAAGAAGGACATGCTGCCGTACACCATCGCGGTCATCATGCCGTTCTCCAACCAGTTCCGCCGAGACTTCGGCGCTCTCTACGACCAAGTGGTCGCGAAGGGTCCGGGAGCCATCGCCCGCACGTTTGACAAGACCATCATGGGTCTCGTCGACGCTCCGGGTGCGGACTTCGACACCCTGAAGAGCGCGCAGACCGTCAGCATCGGCAAGGACGTGTGGAAGAACCTGAACAAAGCCGACGACCTCGTGTCCGAAGCGGATGGAACCGTGGACGGTTGGGCGTTGAGCACCCAGGGTCGCAGTGTGCTCCGGCAGGCGACCGACAACAACGGACGCCCCCTGTTCCTCGACGGCACCGCCGCCTCCGACGTGAGCACCGTGCTCGGCAACCGCACCTACATCAGCAAGGGCGTTCACGTGCCCGCCGTATCCGAGACACCGGGACCGGCCAAGGCAGAGATCCTCGGCGTGTGCGGCGAATTCTCCTCCGCCGCATGGGGTTCCGTCGAAGGAATGCAGACCAGCATCTCCGACCAGGCGTCCATCACCATCGACGGCAAGCAGGTCAACCTGTGGGAGCACAACATGTTCGCCGTGCGAATCGAAATCGAGGTCGGCTTCCGTATCCGCGACATCAACCGCTTCGTCCTGCTTACCGCCTGACGGAGTCCGACATGACTGTCGAACCAGACGTGTTCGCCACCTCCGTCGACCTCGAACAGAGGTGGCACAAACTCACCGACGAGGAACGTGAGAAGGCCGACACGCATCTCGCGGACGTGACCGACTACATCAAGGAACGCTCCCCGAACTGGCAACGTCTCCAAAAAGAACGGCCACGCCTGCTGACGAAGATCACCTGCGACATCGTCCGCAGAATCATGCAGGCCGACCCGTACGACATTCCCGGCGGCATCACGCAGATGAACCAGACCACCGGCAGCTTCAGCGAACAATACAGTTTCGGAGCGCCCACCGGCGATCTCTGGCTGCGCGACGACGAGAAACGCATCCTTGGCATCAACGCTCAGCGCGCGTTCAGTGTCGACATGGCAACGGGGGAGACGTCCTAGTGGAAACCATCGAAGTGTGGCGCGGCCAGTCCACCACCGACACGGACGGCAACCCCATCCAGGGCAAACCCGTCCGCGTCGGCACGTTCCAGGCGATGGTCGCGCCAACCTCCACCACCGACCAGACCGAGGAGAACGCCAGCCCGCAGACCATCGAATACACGATCCACATCCGCGGAAACCAACCGACCGGCATCCAGGCCACCGACCTGATCAAAGTCAGGGGCCGGCTGCTGCCCGTCAAGGGCAAGCCGCAGGTGTGGGACAACCTCCACGGACGCCACATCGGCGACGTCATCACCGTGGGCGAACGGGAAGGATAAGCATGGCCAAACGATGCAGATTCGTATTCAACCGCAAGGCGTTCAGCCAACAGGTCCTCAAAAACGAGACATTGCGCTCGCGCATGAGGGACGCGGCCGAAGCCGCCGTAGAGGATGACCGTTGCATGGTCCGCGACCATGACGGCAAGAACCGCAGCGGCGTGGCGATCATCTGCCCGGCACCGGTGGAGAAGGCGCACGGCACGCTAGAGGACACGCTCGGAAGGATGCGCGTATGAGCATCCCGGTCACTCCCCGGCGCACGGAACCCCTGCTCCTGCCCAAACTGAGGACACTGTTCCCGGACGTGACGTTCGACACCATCGAACGAAGCGACCTCGAACCTCCCTTCACCGAAGCCACTCTGGCCGACTCCATGCAAGGCATGAGCACCCCAATCTCGCAGTACGTGCGGCTGCGGCTGAGCGTGCGATGCATGAGAGAGGACCATACGGGCGACTGGGACAAGGCCGCACGCCTGTGGGCCGACATCGCGAGGGAGATCATCGGGCTCGGAAACGTCGCGCCGCTCATCAGCGCGTCACTCGAATCCGGGCCGGTACGCATGACTGACGAGGACAAGAGGCTGGTGTGCGCGTACGGAGTGCTCCTGCTCGAGGTCACCGTCAACTGAAACACAACAAAAAAAGACGTGCCGCCACACGCGAAGAACGAAAGGCAGACGAATGTCTGACAATAGTAAGAACACGGCCGTCGAACAGGCGGCATCCGAAACCAGCACGCAGGCCGCACAGGGAGCGACCGACTACGGGTACGTGTCCAACGGCAACAATTCCGGCAACGTGCGACTGATCAAAAACTACGCGCTGTTCCTGTTCCCCAAGGGCGACAGCACGTTCGTGGCTCCGACCGGCGTGAACTGGACGCCACCGACAAGCAAGAAGCCGATCGGCTACTCCACGGAGGACGGCGCCGTCCTGCATCCGGAGCCGGGCGACAGCACCGACTACAAGGCCCACAACGGCGACATCGTCCTATCCGACACGGATCCGGGCTACTGGACCCTCCAACTGGCCGCCATGGAAGGCCGCAAGGATGTCGTTTCCGCCTACTTCGACGTGGACGTCGATTCGGACGGCGGCATCAGCATCAAGGGCGCCGGCCTGAAGAAGGAGTGGATCCTCGTATTGGTCGCGCTCGACCAGCAGGACCGCCCCTTCCTCCTGTACGGCACCAACGCGAAGGTGTCCGACCGCGACGACGTGAGCCTGAAATCCAGCGAGATCATGAACTTCAGCATGACGTTCAAGATGCTCAAGGGCACTAACGGCGAACAGTTCCACGCATGGGGCCTCGTCACCGAAGACGCCAAGTAGCCCATCGATTCTTCCCGTGCCGCCGATGGCGGTCGACGGCACGGGATCCTTTTACCAACCGCCAACATCAGAACGGAGCCAACATGAGTGACAACACCTACCACATGATCGAAGTCGACCTTTCCGACGCGGAGGAGCTCAAGCCCGACGTGCACCTCGAGGTCGCCGGCGTGAAACTCGACCTGCCGAACCTCAACAACGCGGAACTGCCCATCGAACTCGTCCAGGCCATCCTCCTGATCAAGAGCAAGCCCGCATTGTCCGAAGAGGAAACCATGGCCTGCGTGAGCACGTTCCTCGCATACTTCCAGACGATGCAGCCGAACTTCTGGAACGTGCTACGCAAGACCAAACGTCCGATGGCCTACCTCACCGCGACCATCAAGGCGTGGGCCGACGAATCCGGACTGGACCCAAAAGCGTTTACCTCGCCCAGCTCTGGAACAACCACCGCGCGGCATTAGCCTACGACTGGATACGCGCGTACGGGCAGATCTACAGGCCCGTACGCTTCGCCGAATGGCTTGAAGGCCAACGGCCACGAGCCGACTGGGGACTCGCATGGGCATTGACCCGCGAAATCCTCAAAGACCACACAAGCCACTCGTGGATGGCGTTGCAGAACGCCGCCTACGCGCCCGACGGAGCCGAACAGGCGGTCTGGACGCTGTCCGGACAACGCAAACGCCCATGGTTCGACCACGAGCACGACCCACTCCACCAGCCGACACCGACGCACAGCCTCACCCGTCGGCAGCGCGAGGACAGGGAACGGCTCAAAGCCTACTTCCACATCAACGACGACCTCTGATCCCGACCGCCATCGGAATCCCGACACACAGTAAGGAGCACGATGGCAGCACAGGACATCGGCGTCGCATACGTCCACGTCGAACCATCCGGCAAAGGATTCGGCAAAAGCATCGAAGGCGACATCGGCGACGCCGTCAGCAAAGCCTCCAGGAAAGGCTCCAACACTCTCATCTCGAAAATCGGCGGAGCATTCGGCAAAATCGGCAAGGTCGGCACCGGCGCGATCGCCACCATCGCAGGCGGCATCACCGCCCTGGCCGCCAAAGGCGGCTTCACCCGCGCCCTCAACATCGAGAACGCGCAAGCCAAACTCAAAGGCCTCGGCCACGACAGCGCGAGCGTCACCGAAATCATGAACGACGCGCTCGCCTCCGTCAAAGGCACCGCGTTCGGATTGGGTGACGCCGCGACCGTCGCGGCCAGCCTGTCAGCATCCGGCATCAAGGAAGGCGACCAGCTCACCAAGGTCCTCAAGACCGTGGCCGACACCGCGCAGATCAGCGGCAGAAGCCTCACCGACATCGGCATGATCTTCGGTTCCGTCGCCGCTCGAGGCAAACTCCAGGGCGACGACATGCTCCAGCTCATGTCGAGCGGCATCCCAGTCCTCCAAATGCTCGGCAAGCACCTGAACAAGACCAGCGCCGAAGTGTCCGACATGGTCTCGGACGGCAAAATCGACTTCCAAACCTTCGCCGACGCCATGCAGGAAGGCCTAGGCGGCGCCGCACTATCCGCAGGCACCACATTCACCGGCGCCCTGGCCAACGTGAAAGCCGCGTTGAGCCGACTCGGAGAAACAGCCGCCACACCAGTCCTCGACGGCTTACGCGGCCTGTTCAACCAAGCCATCCCACTCATCGACACATTCACCGCAGCCGTCACACCAACCCTGCAAAAAGTCGGAGCGGCACTCCAACAAGGTCTCGAGAACGCGATACCCGCCACACAGGCGAAACTCAAAAACCTTGGCGACACGATCTCCAACATCCCCGGCTTCCAGATGCTCGCCTCGGCGACGGCCAGCCTCAAAAGCCAACTCACTGGCCTCTGGAACGCAATCACATCACTCATAGGCGGACTCAACAATGGCGGCGAAGCCGCCACAATGTTCTCCACAACCGCCGGCGCGCTCGCGGGAATGGTCGCTTCGGTCGCGCAGGCGTTGTCGAACGCGGCGGGATGGGCGAAGACGTTCGTCAACACGTTCATCGAGACGGGCGCGTTGCAGCCGTTCCTTGAAAGCCTGACCGGCGTCATCTCCGGATTGGGCTCGCTGGTTTCCGGATTGGCGGCCGCGGTCTCGCAGGCCTTCGGCTTCAACGACAGCGCGCGCACCGCCAGTTCCGCGGCGCAGAGCTTCGCCGGACTGTTGAACACTTTGACCGGCGTGCTCATGACGGTGGGAGGCTGGCTGCAGTCGGTCGGACAGTGGGCGCAGCAGAACGGCGCACTGGTATCCGGCGCATTGAAAGCCATCACCATTGCATTGCTCGCGGTCAAAGGCTGGGATATCGTCTCGGCCGGGCTGAAGACAGTTTCCGGTGGACTGAAGGCCATTTCCGCGACTGCCTCCGGTGTGGAGAAGACCGCTACGGCCACGTTCGATTTGATTGGCAAGATCTCCGACGCGGGAAGCGCGGCTGGAGCACTGAAGCAACTCGCCGGCTCGTTCAATATTGTCAAGGCAGCTCAATCGGCGTGGAGCGCGGTGACCAAGGCTGCTACCGCCGTGCAGCTGGCATTCAGCGCTGCCTTGGATGCGAATCCGATCGGCATGCTTGTCGTGGCCATCGGCGCGGTCGTGGCCGCGCTGACATGGTTCTTCACCCAAACCGAAACGGGCAAACGACTCTGGAACAGCTTCGCCACATGGTTCATGGGAATCTGGAACCAGATCAGCACCGCATGCCAGCCAATCCTGCAAGCCATCGCCATATTCATCACCCAGACCATGAGCCAAATCCAACAAATCTGGCAAACCGGATGGACACTCATCACCACCGTCCTCCAAAACGTCTGGAACACGATCGGCCCCATCATCATGACCGCACTCACCGCGATCATCACCGGCATCCAAACATTCATCACCACCATCACACCACTCCTGCAAGCCGGAATACAGAACATCCAAACCATCTTCCAAACCGCCGCCACAATCATCAGCACGGTCTGGAACGGACTATGGAACACCATATCCACCGTCGTACAAGGCGCATGGACCATCATCGCCACAATCATCAGCACCACACTCGCCGTCATCCAAGGCATCATCCAACTGGCGCTCGCGGTCGTCAACGGGAACTGGAGCGCCGCGTGGTCGGCCATCCAGGGCATCGTGTCGGCAGTGTGGGGCGGCATCCAAGGCGTCGTTTCCGCGGGAGTCGGCATGGTCAGTGGCGTGGTATCCGCCGCATGCTCGACAATCCGGAGCGTGTGGGCCGCGTTGTGGAATGGCGTCGGAAGCATTGTGTCGAGCGTCTGGGGCGGCATCGTCGGCACCGTAAGCAACATGGTTGGCCGTGTCGGGAGTGTCGTGAGCGGGATTGGCGGAACCGTCCGGAGCGCGGTGTCCGGCGCGGGAAGCTGGCTCGTCAGCGCGGGACGCAACATCATCCAGGGATTGATCAACGGCATCACAGGAATGGTCGGCTCGTTGTATTCCAGCATCACCAACGCGTTGTCGGGCTTGGTGGACAAGGCCAAGAACGCTTTGGGCATCCACTCGCCGTCGCGTGTGTTCCGCGACGAGGTCGGCGTGATGGTCGGACGTGGCATGGCATTGGGCATCGACGATTCCGCGCATGTGGTCAGCCGTTCCATGGATTCGCTCGTCTCCTCGATGAGCCTCGACGGCGCGGACTGGTCGAAGACCGGCAGGCTGAACGTCACGGCCGGCACCGGCGCCAATGCCGGCGACGGCGATCTGCGGGAACTCATCGCGGCGGTCGAATCGCTGCACGACGACCTCGGATCGATCATCGCCCGATACACGCCGACGATAGGGGACCGCGACTTCGCAAGGAAGGTGAGAAGTGCAATCGCTTGAATACGTGTGCGCGGCCACAGGTGAGCGCATCGGCTTCGAGGGGCCGCTGTACGGCGAGACGCTCACGGGACTGCGAGCCCGCGTCTGGGACTACAGCCTCGCCTCACGTGGCATGACGGGCATCACCCGCAAGGCACGCGAGGCGACAGTCACCGTGAAGATCCACGATTCTCCGGCCACGCTCGACCTACTGCGCCGCCTCGCGGACGCCGACATGGCATCCGGGAACCCGGGCACGCTCGTGGCCGACGGCGAATGGGAAGCCAAAGCGTGGATCACGAAAAGCGAACCGCAATCCATCACGCCCACGATGGTCGAGACGCAGTTGACCATCGTGCTGGCCGATGGCGTGTGGCGCCGTCCGACCATGACGCATTTCACGCCGCGATACGATTCCGGAACCGCCGACCTTGACTATCCATATGATTATCCGCATGATTTCGCCGGCATGGCATTGGGTGCCGAGATCGTCAACGACACGTCCATCCCGCAGCCGGTCAAGCTCACGATATTCGGACCATGCGCGCAACCGTACGTCATCATCGGAAACAACCGGTACGAGGTCGACGTGACCGTGCCATCCGGCTCGCGTCTGGAAATCGACGGCACCGGCGATGTCAGGACCGTCACCATGGTCAGCGGCACAGGTCTCGTCACAAACTGCTTCGCGCAGGCCGTGCGAGGGTCGGGCAAGGATTCCGGCCGGTACGTGTTCCAACCGCTCGCGCCCGGAACACAGCCGATCAGCTGGCCGGGAGGATTCCAATTCGACTTGACGGTCTGCGAGGAAAGGAGCGAACCGCCATGGACCTGATCGTCACCGACGCCACAGGCAAACCCGTGGCGAGCCACGCCTCATACACGCTCGACCTCGCGTTCGGTAGCGGGGAGAACGACTTCGACCTGCAGGTCGAAGACGCCGCGCTCAAGGCGGGGAGCCGCATCATGATCGACGGCACCGAGTACGGCGGCATCATCGACGACACGGATGTCGACGTGGACGGAGGCCTGTCCACCGTCACATGGCATGGCCGCGACTGGCATGGAGTGCTCGCCTCGAAGATCATCGAACCGGACAGGAACAACGATTACCTCACCCTGTCCGGCACGATTCCCGTCATTATGCGCACGCTCGTCAGCCGTGCGGGATTGCAAGGCCTGTTCACCGTCACCGACGAAAGCGCCGACCACAAGACCACCTGCCAGTTCGACCGGTACGTGGACCTGTACAGCGGTCTGGTCAAGATGCTCAGGGCAAGCGGACTCAAACTCCGGTTGCGTAATGACGGCGACAAGGTATCCATGAGCGCCATGCCCGTCCGCACGATCGGCGACAGCATCGACTCGGACCTCATCGACTTCACCGCCAAACAGGCGGCGCACCCGATCAACCATCTCATCTGCCTGGGCAAGGGCGAACTCAAGGACCGTACCGTCATCCACTGGTACGCCGACGCGAACGGCACGTTCAGCCACACGCAGACCCTCAAAGGCCTTGACGAACGCACCGCCACATACGAGTTGTCCAACGCCGAAGCCGACGAGCTCGAGGACAAGGGCAGGCAGAAATTCCAGGAGCTTCGGAACACCAGCACCATCGACGTGGACATTCCCGACGGCATCGACGCGGACGTTGGCGACCTGGTCACGGGTCGTGACAACAACACGGGCCTCGTCGTCACTGCCGAGATCTCCAAGAAGATCGTCAAGGTTTCGGGAGGCGTGCTCACCGTCACCTACGAATCCGGAGGTGCCAGCGCCGGCGGCAACAGCGGAGAATCCTCCATCGGGGATGGTGGCCACGCCTACTACGCTGGAGCCGGCCTCAAACTCGACGCCTGGACGTTCAGCGCCGACGTGACCAGAAACGACATCGACTCGCTCAACAACGCATTGTCGGGTAAACAGCCGAAAGGCGACTACATCACCGGCCTGAAAATCGGTTCGGTGGACACGCTCGCCCCCGGTGCACAGGCAAGCGCGTCGCTTACGGGCGCCGGCAGCGACAAAACCTTGAATTTGGGGCTTCCGAAAGGCGACCAGGGTCCGCAAGGGGAGAAGGGCGACAAGGGCGACGCAGGACCACAGGGGGCCACCGGAGCGACCGGACCCACCGGTCCTCGGGGAGAGAAAGGAGCGATCGGGGAGCGAGGGCCGCAAGGCGTCGCCGGTCCCGAAGGCCCGCAGGGACTGCAGGGGATACGCGGCGAGAAAGGCGATAAGGGTGATGCCGGCGCGATCGGCGCGGCGGGACCGCAAGGCCCGACGGGTTCCACAGGTCCGCAGGGTCCCACGGGTCCACAGGGAGCGACCGGCCCCCAGGGCAGACAAGGCATCCAAGGTTCCCAAGGCATCCAGGGCCCGCAAGGGGAGAAGGGTGACAAGGGCGACAGCGGCGTATCCGCCCCCTCGAACGGCTTCTTCACGCTCAGCATGGAAGGCGACGGCGACCTGTACGTGAACTATCCGGACAACACGAACCCACCCTCGTTCGTCTGGGACTCCGAGAGCGGGAACCTGTACGTGGACATCCCGGAAAGGTGACACATGGCGCGACTATTGATCGGCAACATCAAAGGCCCCAAAGGTGACAAGGGCGATACCGGGGCCACCGGCCCGCAAGGCAAGCAAGGAGCGCAGGGCGTTCAGGGAGCTAAAGGCGACGTCGGCCTTCCGGCGCTCGTGATGAAGAAATCCCTCGTCGGCGAATATCCGGTGGGATCCACTTTCACGGGGAACGTGAGCGAATGGTTGAACCGAACACCACTCGCCAACGAATATTCGACCGCATTGTCAGGTGGCGGAAAATACAGCATCGTCTGGCAGTGCGTTTCACAGTCCGGCAGCCTATTCACGGGAAAGACGATTTCCCGTCAATCCATCATCGGAACGCAAGGCCCTGCCGGACCGCAAGGTCCAAAAGGTGACGTCGGCCCACAAGGCGTGAAGGGCGATACCGGCGAGACCGGGCCTAAAGGAGCCACTGGAGCTGCCGGCCCTACCGGCCCGCAAGGTCCTGAAGGGCTGAAAGGTGACAAGGGTGATAAAGGCGATGTCGGACCCGCCGGAGAAGGAGGCCCTACCGGCCCGCAAGGTCCGAAAGGCGACACCGGCCCTGCCGGACCTACCGGAGCAACAGGCCCCACCGGGCCGCAAGGCAAGCAGGGAATACAAGGTGCGCAGGGACTGCAGGGCCCACAGGGACCGACAGGACCGCAGGGTGCCAGCGGCGTGACGGCGCCAACTTCCGGATTCTTCACACTGCAGGTCGACCCGAACGGAGACCTGTACGCCGTGTACGCGGATACGACCACCGCGTCGGCGGCTCCCGTCTCCTACGATCCGGCGACGGGCGACCTGTACTACATGATCAATGACGGAAAGTAAGGAGCGCATATGACGAAGATTCTGCTCGGCAACGTCAAAGGCCCCAAAGGCGACACCGGACCGCAAGGCAAGCAGGGAGTGCAAGGACCGCAGGGCCCTGCCGGCGCCACTGGCGCGACCGGGGCCACCGGAGCGAAAGGAGAGGCCGGCCAACGCGGCGAGACCGGGTTGCCTGCCTTGATCATCACACGCATACTATCCGGATACTGGACGTCCGCATGCTCGGATTTTGACTGGCGGGCACTCAGTTTCAACCGTGCCCCGGTCGTAGGCGAATACTTCTTCGCCATGACCAATGGCGGCAAGAACCTGATGTACGCGCAGATCACAGCCACCGGGAAAAACGTGACGTTCAAACCGGTTTCCAACACAAGCCTCGTCGGACCGAAGGGCGACAAGGGCGAGACGGGCATGAGCGCAAGCCAGGCGTTCATCGCCGCCCACCCGGTCGGCTCCCTCTACTGGACCACCGCCACAACAAATCCGGGAACCACCTACGGCGGCACTTGGAAGGAATGCAACACCATCCTTCCAGGACACATCTACCAGCGCACAGCCTGAAAGAGAAAGGAACATCAATGGCACGAACCACGAACATCACCAGATACACCTGCGACCGATGCCACGCCTCCGCATACCTCGCCGACGGTGACCCACGCACCTCCAGCGACTGGCACGACATCACACACACCACCGTCGACGGAGTCGCACAGGGCGCGCTCGTCTGTACCGCATGCTGGCAGACGTTCAAAGCGCTGGCAGCCACGCAGGACGCCGCCTACGCCGCATACCTCAACAACACAACAGATAGGAAGGAATGACCATGACCATGAATCTCATCACCGGCAAGGCCGGCGCTCCGCACATCACATCCAGCGACCAAGGAGCCATGCAGGCCGGACTGGTCGGAAACGGCAACTACCTGCTGCAAGGCAGCGACGGCAAATTCCCCGCCGTGACCATGCAGTCAGCAAACAAAGCGCTCATCCCGGTCCTCAACCTTGTGATCGAAGGACGATACGCACGCGTCACCGCGGCGGAGACCGTCACGATCGAAAGCGGAGTCACGGGACGGAACCGCAACGACCTGATCTGCGTGAAATACACGCGAGGTTCGAACAACATCGAAACGATCGCGCTCGCTGTGTTGAAGGGCACCGCCACCAGTGGCACGGCGGCTGATCCCACGGTTCCGTCGGGTAGTATCCTGAACAATTCCGGTACCGTGTGGATTCCGATCGCCCGCATTCCGATCAGTGGCATCACCGCCGGAACTCCTGTCATGCTTGTCAAGCAGTTGCCTCCGATGAGCCAGCTGTGGGATTCCGTAACCCAGCCATGGAAACCTCCATACACGAACGGCAGACTCACTCTATGTCGCGTCGGACGCATCGTCACGATCAACGGCAACGTCAAGTTCGACGGCAGTGGACAGCAGAACTACTCGACGGCGATTGAGACCATCCCAGAAGCGTTCCGTCCGCTCGCCGACCAGAGCATCATCGCGTTTCCGTCCTGCTGTTTCAGCCTGCTTGTCATGCGCGACGGGAAGGTGCAAATGCTGGGCGACCCGAAATCCGCCTACTCCACGGCGCACGGCTGTTGGATGACGGAATAGTTTTCCGTAACCCTTGAACGGCAGATCTGGCATGGGCCATACGGCATGACGGTACAT